TTGCGTTTTGAACTATGTTTCTATCTAAACTTTGAGCAGTTGTTACATTGTTAGCAACTACATACGCCTGAACAGGTTGCTGATTTCCTAACGTTTGAGCAATTTGATTTACTCCGCTATTACCTACAACGTTAAAACTTGGAGCAGGAGCAGCACCTCCATCACCTGAAATATTACTTGGTGCTGTACCACCGCCACCACCTTTAGGAGTTTTAACAGATAAAATCTTTTTAACTTGAAGTAAACCTGTAGCACCTGTAACAATAGCTTGTGCTATTGCGTAACCCGGAACAGGAACTTTTGAAAAAGCTGCTAATTGTCCTGCTATTGCAGTATATGTTGAAATTGTAGCCGCTGCTACTGCTGCCACTTTACCTGCTGCTGTACTCTCTCCTAATTCTTGTGAAGCAATTGAAAGACCATTTGCAACCGCATTCATTAAAGCTAATTTTGCAGAGGTTTCTTTTTCTTGAATTGAAATTCTTGCGTCAGAATTTTCTTTTAATAATCTTGTTCTTTCTGATTCTGATAAATTTGTAGCATCTGTAATTAATTTTTCTCTTTCGTTTAATGTATTTAAACGTTCTTCAAATGATAATGCTTCGTTATCAATATCAAGCTGTTTTTTTTCTAATTGCTTATTTAAATTATTTGCATCTATTTCATCTTGCTTTGCTATTACGGCATTGTCTAATTCTTGCTTTTTAGCGTTATATTCATTTTCAGCCTCTAACCTAGCTTGCGTACCTTGTTTATATAATTCAATATTTGATTTAAGTCTTTCAAGTTCAATTACTCTTTGGTTTTCTAATGCTTCTTTTTGTGCTTGTAGTTTTTTATCTTCATCTTTTAATCTTTCAGCATCAAATAATTTTTGATTTGTAGCTAATTCAGATTCTGCTTGTGTTTTAGATTTTGTTAAATCTAAACTTTCTTTTTCTAATGAAATTCTATTTGCTATCTGTTCAGACCTTAAACCTTCAATTTGTGCTTCAACTGCTTTTACATTATTTCTCGCATCAATTAAAGCAACTTCATTTTCAATAGTTTTATTTAAGTTATATTGATTTTGTGCAGCTTGAACTTGTAAGTTAGCTTGTGCCAACATTGCTTGTTCTTGTTTTTCTAAAACCTTACCTAAATCTTCATTTGCTTTTATACGTTCATCAATAGAAATTAAATCGTTATCTCTAATTTGTCTTAATTTTTCCGCTTGCCTATCGTATTGTTCAACAAGTCCTGCTTGAATTGCAACAGCTCTTTTTGCTGCGTTTTCTTGTGCTTGTAATGCTTCGGCTGCGTTCCAAGTTTCACTTGCATATTTAGCGGCTGCATCTGCTAAATCCCCAACCTTTCCAACTGTATCATCTACACCTGTAAAGACATCAATCATTTCTTTTCCTGCTTCTTTTACTGAATCTAAAGCACCTTCAAAATCACCTTCAAATAATTTCTTTAAAGCATCAGCCATAAATCCAGCCACTTCAATAGCTGAATTAAATCTTTCAATAATATTTTCTTGAATTAATTTACCGAAATTCTTTAATGACTCAACAGGATTTTCAAATATATTTTTAAAAAATGAAACAATCCCATCAGCATTTTTATTAATATAGTTAAAGAAGTCATTAAACATTATAGATAATGTTTTAAAAGCTGCTCCAAATTTATCAGCAACGACTTGATTAGACATAAACAAATCTTTCAATATGTTAAATGCTTCTAAAACTAAACCGATACCCATAGCTTTAATAGCCAAACCAACTCCTTTAAATCCTTGCGATAATGATTTAGTTGATTTTTCGGTACTTTCAACACCTTTTTCAATATTCTTTATACTTTCAGTCGCTTCTTTACCTAAAACATCAAATTGATTTATTATTTTATTTAAGTCTTTTTGAGCGGCTTGAGAATTAACATCTATTTCTATCGTTTTTGTAATTGCCATTTGATTTGGTTTTTAAATTCTTTAAAATTATCAGGAATTTTATATTTTCCTTTTGCTATGTCTACGCTCTCACTTGCTCCCAACTTTTGGAATTCAAGCATTTCAATAATTAGTTTAAGCATTTTGTATAATTGGTATTTGTATTGTTTCACTTGTGCCATCATTTAAAGCCCATTTGCCTTTGATATATCCTATCCTTTCAGAGCCTGTTGAGTTCGCACTTATTGAAACGTTAATTGTTTCGTTATCGAATTTAGTCCCTAACGTGTAACTTATCCACGATTCATCAGGCGTTTCTAAAATTATCTTTTCCCAATCCGAAAGTAAAAGCATAGCCTCAATAGTTTGTGATGTATTATCAACTTGGTAAAAAGATTCTAAAGAGTATCTATTACCTATCGGTACTTCACCAACTCGATAATCAGTAAGTAATTCCATTGTAGTCTCTCCGCTTGTTAAATCGGTTGTCATTTTATTAATAGTGTACCTTTTATCACGAATAATAATTCTATCGTTTAATTTAATATCAATCAACTCAACAGGATTGAAGTAACACTTTACAATAACTAATCTACTTTTAATATTGAAGATATTACCTAAATAATTTTCGTAGTGTCTTTTGTAAAGTCCGTTTGATACGTTTGATAAAAACCACGAACTTATTTCTTCTCCCCAATTTAAAGTTAAAATAGTTCCGTTACTATAATCGTTTGAGAATCTTCTATATTGTGTTATATTGCTAAAACTTCCAGTAAGTAAATCAATTTTAATATTAGGAGTTACTGCTTGCGTTCCATTATCATACATCAATAAAGGTTTCGGTAAGTAATTAGATAAATCAGATTTTTTAAAAGTGATAGTTTGAAAGTTGCTATCTGTTTTACGTTCATACATTGCGTTTTCAAAAGGTAATTCAACTGCAAAAGTTGAACTTTCTAAACTATCAATTTGCTCGTAAGCTAAATCACCATAAGAAAAATTACGAGTTGATAAAAATAAGTCATTGAACTTTGTATTTAATATATTTTCGCTTTTTTGATATTTGAAATTTATATTTTTGTACATTGAAGTTTTCTTTAACTCAATGTCATCAGATATTACATTTGCTGAAATATCATTGTAACGCCCATCGTTATAGTATAACTCTAAAGGTATCAACTCGTAAGTTGTTTCATCTTGAGGAATAATAACAAGATTGAACATTTTGATTAACCCTGTAAACAAATCAATTAGTTTTAAGTCGGGAGCGTAACCTCCTATATCAATAGTTTGACTTGTTGTTTGGCTTGTTCCACTTGCAGTATAAGTAAAAGTAGTATTTACACCGCCTCTGTATAGTAAAGAAGATGTAAACGACAATCCCGATTGACCTTGTATAAATATAGTGTATTTGTCATTAACATTTTGACTTGTTATATCTCCTACATAAAATCTACGAAAACCACTAACTCCAACTATATTTGTAAATGAACTATCTAACACTCCATTTTTATAAATCAAAATATCATAAGGAGACGAATTACTTACAGATGTAGTTTGAAAATATATATGTCTATAACTACCTATTCCTCCACTTGTTCGTATTCTAAAACCTATTTCATCGGTGGCTAAATCCAATTCAGTAAGACCTGTACTTTTAGAAGTAAAATTTACTTTTAAAGGTGTTAACTTTTGGGTAAAACTTTCAGAGTTTTTAAACAACATCCATAACTTATTGAATTGTGGATAATCTAAAAAAGCACCTGTAAAATTTAAGTCGTAAGTGTCTGATATTTTATCTAAAATAAAAGACAAAGGTATTGCAGGAAATAAACTATTCCATTTTATCGAACCCGCATTTGTAGTTATGTCGTTAGCACTTGCATTATTATAATCATAGATTCTATCGTGTGCGAATAAAGGATATGCTAATCCTAATGTTGGACTTGTAATTCTGCTAATTACTTCCGTACTTGTATAGTTGTGATTTAAACTACTAAAATCTAAATTAGCTAACTTATCCTCTTTTAGAATATCTTTAATGTTTTTAGCCTTACCATAAAATACAATTGAATAAGCGTCAAGCATTCCGTTTTTATACTTCACATCGTTTAACGCAAATGCACCATTTCTAAAAGTACGTGTATCAATTTCAATATATCCGTTGTATTTTACTCTATGGTCAAAACCTCCATCTAAACTGCTTTCGTACCAATGCTTAAAAATTTCATTGTTAGTAGTACTTGCGGGAATAGTGAAACTTTGTGTAAAATCAGTCTTTGCTTTTGACACATCGGCAATATCTTGAACCGAAGAAGTTACTGAAATCTTTTCATCTTCAAATAATTCAATGCGTTTCGCTATTCCATCAACATAAATGTAAAGTGCTACTATCATATAACATCATTTATTAGTCCGTAGTTGTATTCAAACTCAACCTCGTAGTTAATATTCTTATCTTTCAAATGCGTTTTAATATCAAATGATTGACTTTTAACTATTGCAGGTTTATTGTCTAATAATACAACCTCGCTCAACATTAAATCTTGAATTAACTCGCTATAATTCTCATCAACCCACCCCGTATTGCATTTTATCTTTTGTGTACCTTGAAAATTAAAACGCTGTTTAATGCCTTTTAACGGATTGAAATCAATTGAACTTGGTAATAGATTAAAGTCTTTTGATTTTACGTCTATGCCTTGCGAATTAGCTTTGAAGAAAGTAAGATACTGCCAACCGCCATAACGATTTATAAACGTGCATACAGTAGGCGTATATTTTGGCTCGCAAAGTTCTTCAGCATAAAAATTAAAGTCCTCTACATTTTCAGTAGCTTCTAATATTGGGAACTTCCAAACTCCTGCCTCTTCAATAGTTACATCGCCATAAGAAGTAGAATAGGTTTCTTCTTCTAAAAAAAAACTAACATAATTAGTTTCAAAATCCTTAACGTAACTTTTAATTGATTTATTGAAAAGCGGTATATAAGTTTCGTTTATACTTTGATTATAGCCGTCTAAATATTGAGTATATCCGTTTAAGCAAACGTAAACCTCATCAAGTATTTCAACGTCATCTGAATAGCTTATCACTCGCATATAGCACCACGTATTTACACTTTCTTCTGTTGGCTCTGTAACGCTAACGGGTGAAATAGGTTTAATAAAAATCTTTGCTAAATTAGAAACATTCCACGATAACTTTGTTTGTGTCGGACTTGGTATCGGTTTCGTAAAAGTATAGTTCGGAGTTGTAGGTTCAGTAGTTCCTTTATTCCACAAAAAAACCTCAATCTTTGCCGAAGTTTGCCCCACCTCATCAACTTCAATAAAATACGGACTTCTTATAAATATCTTTTTCATTTCTTATTAATTGTAAATTCTAAAAATTGTTCAACATCCAAACCATACGCCTCAATTAATTCATCTGGTAACCTTTCAAATGCTTTTTCAAATGGCTTTGTAAAAAATAAACTCGGTTTAATACCATTCTTAAAAATACCATTACGAACTAAAAACGCTGTTGATTGATAAGACATAAATTTTCCTGTTTCTTTATTACGAAATTGAAAACGTCTTTTTGTTACCCATTGCGTAATTGGTTTTAATGGTGGCTTTTTACTTTTGTAACTAAATGGAGTGTTATATTTCTTTTGCGTTCCGCTTACTCCTTTATCTTGATACGCTCCGTAATCTTCCATTAAAAAAGCCATTCTGAAACTATTTGCACCTACTTCAATTTCTTTGTCAAGTGAATCATATAGTTTCTTATCTACATTTTTATTCTGTTTAGTTAAATTACTTCTACTCTGCTGAATAACATATTTAGCAAATGCGTTTAAATACTCTTTTGTGTTTTTATTATTTAATTGCATATAGTCATATCATTTCGAACTACAACATCAAATGTCAAAGCCCAACCTGCTAAATCATTTTCAAAACGTTCTGTAAAAGGTTCAAAACTTGGTGAACCTGTCAACTCCCAAAAGTCATTCCTCAAATCGCCACGATTTAACCTATCCATTACTCTAACCCCTAAAGCCATTTGAGTATTCCAAACATCAACTTTATTACTTTCGTCTTTTTGATTAAGTAAATCCATTAAAAGAATAGTAACATTAAATTGTATTACGTTACCTTGATGAGTTGCTGAATTAATCATAATATGCGACAAAGGGAATAATGTCCTTTTAGCTAAATCTACTTCAAAAATGTCGCCCTCTGTAACTGTATTTACAAAAGGTTCCTGTAGTAACGCTTCTTTAATTTTATTTATTAAACTATACACCATTTCTTTTTAAATTTTTTATTTCTATTTCTGTTTTTTCCTTTTCAAAACTTAACCACATCATTAATTGTGTGATGGGAATTCTTGTAACGGCATCAAATTTGAGTACATCGCCTTGAGCTGCTGCATAGAGTGATTGATACCAACCCCATTTTTTTCCAAAATGTTCTTCGCTTGTTCCGATTGTTCCACTTCGCTCTGTATATAATCCGCTAAACCGCTCACGCAATCGTTGAGCAAAGTCCAAAAAAAAAGCATCGAACCTAGTGCAACATCTAAAGGCATGTACTTCAAAACCTCTGACATATCTTGCGAATCTTTGTTGTATTCTTCAATAGTGTACAAAGACTTTGTTTTGTTTTTAATCGGTCTATAAAGCACCGCCATAGCTTTGTGTAATGTTTGCGTATCACTTAAATAACCCTCTAAATCAATATACTCACCTGAAGTAATATCTTCTAACTTCGGTATGAATCCAAACTCATAAACTCCTAATTTAAACGTATTAGTTAGTTTAGGTTTTTGTTGTAATAGTCCGTTAATATGTTTAAGTATTTCGCTTACTTCTGCTATTCTAATTCTTGCAACATCTTTTAATTCAATGTTACAAAATATTTCAATTGTCTTTTGATTGACAAAATCACTCGGTTCATTATTTGAAATTAACTTCTCAAACCTTTGATATTGATAAAGAGTAATTTCGTTTAGTGTTTCAGGTATCGTAATATTTATTTTCATATTCTTTTATTTAAAAACAAGGTTTTAACAATTTTGTATAAAGTAAAAAAGCAATCCGTTAAGATTGCCCTGTTGCTTGTTGGTATGCTTGAATCAATTTTTTAATTTCGCCCACATTTCTTGGTAAATTAATTTTAATTTCTCTACCTGTTTTTTTAAGTAGATATATTTCAACTACTGCAATCATTTGTCCGTATGTAGGTTGATTAGTAGACATAGTAGTTGCCTTTGTTTGGATTATCTAAATGATACGTTACATTGTATCGTATTGCATCAATAGCATGGTTAAATGAATCAATATAAAGTTTACTACCTTTGTTTAAGTATGCGTAATTATTAAACTCCTTTGCTATATTACTACTACTTTCATCTACTATAATATCAAAGTCCAACATCATAGTAATACCGCTTTCAATAGTTCCTTTTTTAATTGGTTCGATATTTAACCCTTTATGTCTTAAATCAACTATCAATCTATCTTCTGCGGAATCAGCTATAATAAGTTTATTTGTTGCTACGTTTGAACAGATAACTGCAAGTTGCTCCATTCGTAAACCATTCTGATATAAATGTTCTTTAACGTAAATCTTTTTATGGTCTTTGTCTATTGCTACTTCAATAAGTGTATCAGGATCAATGCTAAAACCAAAGTCTAAACCAAATGAAGTTTGTAAATCATTTGGATTGAATTTTCCAAAACTCCAATTAGTGAATACAACTCCCTCTGCTTTTTCTAACCAACCGCCTAAAATTTGATGATTATATTTTTGCGGTCGCCTTACTTTCATATCTTCTATTTGAAGTATAAAAGATTCAGAAAGGTTTTCGTAGTTATCCAAGTAAGTAGTGTGAATGTAAGTAGTATCTTTTTTAATTATATTACTTCCATCTTTTACGCCTTTAGATTCAAAGAAACGTTTATAAATAAAATGCTCTTTTGTAGCAGGGTTAAGTACAAGAATAACTCTATTTTGAATACCTTTTGCACGAATAGAAAAGTCTATTTTATCAAAAGTATCTTCATCAGTTAGCTCTTCGGCTTCATCTAATACCCAAGTAGTAACTCCAGCTAATGATTTTAAGTTTGCTGTTTGCGTTCCGCTACTTGTTTTAATACCTTTAAATAAGATTTTAGAGCCTGTAATCTTATTTACAATTTCATCTTTAGTAATATAAAAATCGTTGTTTAAATCAGCCGTTTCAATCTTGTCAATAAATTCAGGAATAATAGAAACGTGAGCAGAAGTCAAAGTATAACGTGTAAATAAAATAACGTGTCCGACTTCATAAGTAAGAAGTAATAAAAACGAATTAAGGGAGTAAGATTTCCCTGAACCCCTACCCCCTGTAATTACAAAGTATCTACTATCACTTCCTAATAGATTATATTTGCTATTTATTATTATAGGCATAATAAAATGTTATCCAAAATATACATCCTAATATAAAATAATGAAAAGGATTAAGTTTGTTTTTTATTCCCTCAAAATCATTTATACAATAAAACAGATTTAAAATAGGAACTGATAAAACAAATATATGTTTTAATTTGAAATTGCTTATTGTCAATATACTAAAAAAAGTTGACATTATCCAAAAAGCTATACCTAATACTATAAAAATTTCTGGGATTGTTTTTGCCATTATTTTCCAATTTTAAATATATCTTTTATATTGAAATCGTTTAAATTGTGTGTTGTTTCAATTGTTTCTTTTGGTTTGCCACAACCATATTCAATTAATAGTTTAGCTGCTGCAATTCTATCACGTGAATTTTCATCGCTATTAATCATAATAGAAGCTAATACTGCAAATGAATTTTCTACATGCGGACTTGCTAAATCAACGCCTTTCAATTCATTCTTTACTGATGGTCTACCGCCTTTATTTCCAATAGTACCTTTATTTTCTTTTCTCTTATCCATAATCAGTATAAATTAGTTAACTGATTTGCACCTCGTAAACTCTTTCAATTTCTCTAATCATATCACGCCAACAAGAACCACAAGAAGTTGTCTTAAAATCAATGCTAAACACTTCCTTGTAAATAATCTTTAAACGTTCCTGTGCTTTAATTGTAAGTTGTTCAGGTTTGTTTGGTAAAAATTCAGTTAACCAAGTTATGTTATCCTCTGAAATACAATTTGGTTGTCT